TGGCGGTGGCGGAAATTCTGGTGGCCGTGGCGGCGGTGCTGCTTCAGCTAATACTGGTGGCGGTGGCGGTGGCGGTTCAGATGGTGGCGCTGGAGGTGCGGGCGGAAGTGGAACTGTCATTATAAGAGTACCCGGAGATACAAATATTTCAGTAACACCTGGTACAAATTCAACAGCTAGTGCTCCTCCTGGAGATAACGTAGCAACTTTTACAGTTTCAGGAACATTCACAGTAAGTTAAATATGGCACACTTTGCAGAATTAGAATCAAAAACAGATCCAACAGGATTTACATCAGATACACACTTAGTTGTAACAAGAGTGGTTGTTGTAGGTAATGATATTGCTGCAGGAGGCGGAACTCTTGGAGATAATGACATGCATGTTGATGGTGAAACATGGTGTGTAAATTTCTTTAAAGGTGGAACTTGGAAACAAACTTCTTATAATCATAATTTTAGAAAAAAATACGCTGGAATTGGAATGATTTACGATTCTTCAAAAGATAAATTTATATCAAAACAACCATACGCATCATGGTCTTTAGATGATAATGATGATTGGCAAGCACCAGTAGCTTACCCAACAGATAAGGACGAAAAAGGAATTGATTGGGATGAAGACAATCAAAAATGGATTGCAGTAGATTTAGAAAATAATGCGTATAATTGGAACACCTCAACTTTAAGCTGGGACGCTGTTTAAACACTCTTTACTTTAATATTTATTTATAGTATAAAATTCATATAAAGACATATGAATCTAACTAATTATTACTATTACTTTCAATCAGCCATACCTAAAAGAATTTGTGATGATATTGTACGTTATGGAAAATCATTACAAGATCAGTTAGCTACTACCGGTGGTTATGGAGATCCTAAAAAATTAAATCAATCTCAACTTAAAGATTTAAAAAAGAAAAGAAATTCAGATGTGGTGTGGATGAGTGATAGATGGATTTATAAAGAAATACAACCCTATGTTCATCAAGCTAATCGAGAGGCTGGATGGAATTTTCAATGGGATTATTCTGAAGCCTGTCAATTTACAAAATATAATAAAGGTCAATACTATGATTGGCATTGTGATGGTTGGGACCGGCCTTATGTCAGGGAAGATTCTAATTCACCTGATCATGGTAAAATTAGAAAATTATCTGCAACAGTTACTTTATCTGATCCTAAAGAATATAAAGGTGGTGAACTTGAATTTGATTTTAGAAATTTAGATCCAGATAAACCTAGAAAACCTGTTAAGTGTAAAGAAATATTACCTAAAGGATCTTTAGTTGTATTTCCTGGATTTGTTTGGCATAGAGTATGTCCAGTTAAAAAAGGATCAAGACATAGTTTAGTAATCTGGAATTTAGGTTGGCCTTTTAAATAATGCAAATTATATCTTTATTTTCTAAACCTATTTACAAAGAAAAATTAAAAATTAATACTAAAAAAATTGTATCATTAATTAATAATGATTTTGAAAAAGCTGGTTCAAAAATAAAAGGAATTGATGTTGAAAATATAACAGGAGTTTCAAAAAGTTTTTCTGTGTTAGAACAAAAAAAATTTCAAAACTTAAAAAATCAACTAATGAAAGAATTTTACAAATATAGTTATGATATTTTACATTACTCAAATAAATTTAAAATAACTACATCTTGGTTTACCAAAAGTGAAAAAAATCAAAGTTCTAATTACCATAATCATAGTAATTCAATGTTTAGTGGAATTTTATATTTACAAACTGATGAAAACTCAGGTAATATAAGTTTCCAAAATTTTAATGACCATAGATACAAATTGAACCCTTTAAAATATAATATTTATAATTCCGTTGAATATTCATTTAAACCTGAAGATGGTTTATTAATATTGTTTCCAAGTGAAGTTTATCATAAAATATTAAAAAATAATTCAAATATAATTAGACATTCTTTGGCTTTTAATTTAATTCCCATAGGTGAAATCGGAAACGGAGATAGTTATATTAATGTCATTTAAAAAAAATAAATACTCAATTTTAAGAAATGCAATATCGAAAGAATTATCAAATTTTGTATATAAATATTTTTTGAATAAAAGAAATGTTGCAAAAGTTTTATTTGATTCAAAATATATATCTCCTTTTACAGAATATTGGGGTATATGGAACGATGACCAAATACCTAACACATATTCTCATTATGCAGATATTGCTATGGAAACTTTGTTAAAAGAATTAAAACCATTAATGGAAAAACACACAGGTTTTAAATTAAATGAAACATATTCTTATGCAAGAATATATAAAAAAGGAGATGTGTTAACTAGACACAAAGATAGATATTCCTGTGAAATATCAACTACTTTAAATTTAGGCGGTGATCCATGGCCAATCTATTTAGATCCAACAGGAAAAGAAGGTCAAGCTGGTATTAAAATAGATTTAGAACCAGGAGATATGTTAATATATTCAGGCTGTGATTTAGAACATTGGAGAGAAGAATTTAATGGCAAAGATTGTTGTCAAGTATTTTTACATTATAATAAAAAAAATTCTAAGTTATCAAAAGATAATTATTTAGATAAAAGACCATTAATAGGATTGCCAGCTTGGTTTAAAGGTTGTAAATTGAAAACTAAGTAATATAATGGTTATATATGCTACAAAAAATTAGAATACAGCCAGGATTTAATAAACAAGTTACAGCAACTGGCGGCGAGGGCCAATGGGTAGGCGGTGACTATGTACGTTTTAGATATCAATCACCTGAAAAAATAGGGGGTTGGGCTCAGTTAGGAGACAGTACTCTTACAGGAAGAAACACGGCACTACATCATTTCGTCAATGCCAGCGGTATTAAGTACGCAGCCCTTGGTACAAACAGATTTTTATATGTATATTCTGGAGGAGCATTTTATGACATTACTCCTATTAAAGCTACAACAACATTAACTAACGCTTTTACAACAACACAAAGCGATGCAACTGTTACAATCACTTTTGCATCTGATCATAATATTTCTAAGTATGATATTATTCGTTTGGATAATTTTTCTACTATCACTGATTCTGATTTTGCTGCTAGTGATTTTGATGATACAAATTTCATGGTCGCAACTGTTCCAACTTCTTCAACTATTACAATCGAAATGGGATCTGTTGAATCCGGATCAGGAGCAAGTACTTCTGGTGGAATAAGAGTTCAACATTACTATTCAATTGGACCTGCTGTTGAAGAATCAGCTGCTGGCTGGGGACTAGGTTTATGGGGTGGTACTGTTGCTGGAGAAATTACAGATACATTAGACGGTGCATTAACTTCAGGTTCATCTAGTATTGTTCTAGATAATTCTGTATCAATGCCTGCTTCAGGAACGGTTTTAATAGACAGCGAGCGAATTGCTTATACAACGAACACTACTGGAACAGGAACTTTATCCGGATTAACAAGAGGATCAGATAACACAACTGCTGCATCACATAGTGATGGAGCAACAGTTACCGATGCATCTGACTACACCAAGTGGGGTGCATCGCAAACTGGAGATATTGTAACGGCTCCTGGTCTATGGTCCCTGGACAATTTTGGAAATAAACTTATTGCAACTATCTTTGATGGTGCAACTTTTGAATGGGATTCGGATGCAACGGGAGCAACGTCCACTAGAGCAACAATCGTTGCCAATGCACCAACAGCAGCGATACAAACATTAGTATCTACACCCGATAGACACTTAGTATTTATTGGAACAGAGACAACCATTGGTACAACTAGTACACAGGATGATATGTATATACGTTGGTCGGATCAAGAATCAATTAATGCATCAACTTCGTATACACCTTCAGCAACCAATACCGCTGGTACACAGAGACTGGCCGACGGAACACGGATCGTTGCAGCGATTAGAGGTCGGGATGCAATTTACATTTGGACAGATACATCTTTATTTATTATGAGATTTGTTGGTGCACCTTTCGTATTTTCATTTCAACAAGTTGGAACGAACTGTGGATTGATTGGAAAGAATGCAGCCGTTGAGGTTGATGGTTCTGCTTACTGGATGTCAGAGAATGGTTTCTTCAGATACACAGGTAGACTAGAATCATTAGCATGTCTAGTTGAAGACTATGTTTATGATGATATTAATACAGTTCCTAGACAACATATTTATGCAGGATTGAATAACTTATTTGGTGAAGTCACATGGTTTTATCCAGGAAGTGGCGCTGCATCTAATAATAGATCTGTAACTTATAATTATATGGATTCAACACCAGAACGACCTGTATGGACGACAAGTACATTAGCAAGATCAACATGGTCTGATTCACATATATTTGGAAAACCACATGCAACAGAATATGATTCAAGTGCAACTAGTGATACAACCGTTGGTAACACGGATGGTGTTACAGTTTACTATGAACATGAAACAGGACAGGATCAAATTAAAGCAGGAGCAAGAACAGGTATTTCAGCAAGTATTGAATCTGGTGATTTTGATATATCAGCAGTACAGGGGGGAGGAGCAGATTTAAGAGGAGATGGAGAGTACATGATGAAAATTAGAAGAGTTCTTCCAGACTTTTTACAACAAACTGGAGATGCAAGAGTGACTTTAAACTTAAAAAATTATCCAACCGATTCACAGGCTAGTTCTTCATTAGGTCCATTTACATCTACAACAAGTACAACAAAAATAGATACAAGAGCACGTGCACGTGCTATATCTTTAAAGGTTGACAATACCAGTACTAAACAACACTGGAAACTTGGAACATTTAGATTAGATATACAAGCGGATGGAAGAAGATAATGGCAATAGATAAAAGTTTAAGACAATATTATTCTAGAGGACAGTTAGTTAAACCAACTAGAAATAGGTTAAGACCAGGTTATCGTGGTCCAGGTGGTTATCAAAGTGGAAAATCAGATCCAACTAGTAATGGCGGCGGAGGCGGCGGAGGCGGCCGCGATGCACGGAATTATAAGCCACCACCAGTAGGTCAAAGACCAACTATGGCAGATATTGCAGGACCTGTAGCTACACCAAAAGCACCAAAAGAAGCACCAAGAGATGAAAGAGTTCCAGATCGTATTAAACAAATAATAACTACACCAAAAGCACCAAAGTCAACTATTACAGATAGAACAGTTACCAGTTTTAAAGGACCTATGGATTTAAAAGTAAAAACTCCACCAGAGGATGCAAGAGAAAAACGTATTTCTGAACAATACAAGGGTATTCGTGAAGTGGGGGGTGATGCTGAAGCTGCGACAAAAATTGCTTTGGAAGATGAAGAATTTACAGAGGAAGAATTAGAAAAAGGTATTACTGATGATGGTCGAATAATAGAATATATTGGAGACAAAGCTGTTACCAACAAAAAAGCTAAAGAATTTAGTTTAGGTTTAAAAGAAAGGAATATTAAAACTGGTGAAATTCAAAGAGGAAGAAATATAATTCATCCCATTACACAGCAAATTCAAAGTAAATTTGCACCCATTGATACACCTAAAAAAGGTGTTTTAGGAACATTAGGAACTGCGGCCTTAGGTATCCTTGCTCCTGCACTTCTTCCAGCTAAACTTGCTAAAGCGTGGTCAACATATAATCAACTTAAGGGTATATCTAAACTTGCTAGTAATGTCATAGGAAAAGATTATGTTGGAGATTTAACAAAGAATCTTAAAAGTAATATAACAACAGATCTTTTATCAGGAAAAAAATATACACCAAAAGATGTTACACCAACAGATTTTAGAGACGATAGATTTGGACGAGGAGATGGTAGACAAGTTATAACGGAACCACCTAAGGATGTAATAACTGAAAGTATTCAAAAATTTACACCACAACAAATGGATCTTGTAAGACAGAGATACGATCAATTACAACAAGTAATACAAACAGGTATGTTTGGAGAGCGTAGACTGACTGCAGATGAATTAGCTAAACTTGGAGGAATTAGTAAACAAATGGAAGCATTTTTAGTAGATCCACAAAAAATGATGATGATGGCAAGAGGTGGATTAGCGGGGTTACATGGCTAGAATAGTACAATCATTAACACAACCTGGAGATAAATATGATCAACAGATACAACAATCATTTGTTAGGGACGTTGATAGTGTTATCCAAAAATTAAACACATCCTTTCAACAGGATTTAAAAGATGAGGCGGAAGCGGAAAGCTTCTTCATGGCATAATGGCTAATACATTTGTAAATAAAAAGAAGGATTTAACTAGTACCAGCGCAACAACATTGT